ACCTCCTTCTGCATTTGCTGAACCCGTTGTTCCTGCTGCAAAAACGGCAGTACCACCTATTACATTGTCTTGCCAACTATCTACACCATTTCTATATTTCCAACTTACCCCATCCGTACTAACATTATCAAATTTAGTACCAGTTCCCATATTCCAACTTTGAGAAACCGCATTTGCATATATTGTATATTCTAATGGAATCTCTTCTGAATTTGCAGAACGTAATACTAAATAAGTTGACCAACTTCCGGAACCTATTGATTGTATTTCGGATTTAATTGAACCCGTATCAAATTTAATTAAAGCTCGAGATATATCTTTAATAGAACCATAATACAGTTTACCTACTTCTAAAATTTCATCTCTTCCGGCATTTTGATCCGGTTGTTGAAGATATATACTTGCGTCAAATGATGATGTGAATAATTTATGCATTACAATGCCCTCCCCTTAATGTCTTTATTTGGATACTTAACTTCAAAAACACACGGATCAATTGATGGGTATACCATTTTACCAACCGTTGCTTCGTCAATATTATAACGATTTTCAGAATAGTTTTCCCCATTATCAGATTTACATATGTTATATACCTTTACAGATGGTACACTCATTACACCTTCTACATTTGCGAGAAGTAATTCTACTTCTGAAATGTTTATTGGCTTATTAAACGTCCATTTATCTATATTAAAGTAACTTTGTATTTCTGTCAAACACGCGGTTAATACCTCTCTTTTATTATAATTAGAATAAACTATTATTTCAAAATCTACTCCAATATTTACAACAAACCCATCTATAATGTTTACACCATCCGTCAACATTCTATATTCACTTATATAGGTTTTTAAATTTTGTTTAACTGCGGAATTTAATTGTGTAAGTTTTTTATCACCATCGTAGGCGAGTACATACATATTTATTGCGAATGGATTATTTATTTCAGATATTGATGTTTTCTTTTGAGATAGATATTTTACTAATTCAGTTTGTATTTCAGATTTAGATTTATCTTTTAATCCTTCTACTACACCAACAAATTCTGCTATATTTTTTGGAGATGCTAATATAGATGATGGTGAATTATTATCAATCTCCCCATCAGGACTTACATATACTTTTGCAACACTACCATATCTTTCTGGCATTGATAACGCACGTACTATATAATCCTGTCTTGTTACTGCTCTATTTTGAGAACCAAATGTTGATAATGCGTTTTGTCTAATTTCTTCAATTGATTCACTATCTCTACCACCAACCGCTGCTTCTAAATTTTCTACTGCGATTGATTGCTTTATAGTACTATACAATGCTTGATTTGTTACTGATAATAAATCTTCCTCAAATTCTATTCTACGTATTGATGTCAAATCACCAACATTTACATTTGATTCAATCCCACCACCTATTAAGTATTTTACTTTTAATGTTTTATTTACAGGAGTTATTCCAAATGTATTTGTTTTTAAAAAATTAGATGGATCAATACCATCATTTAATCTTTTTATTGAGTTGGCTAATCCTAATCCTATATTTTTAGTATTTGGTAATATTAGTTCATCTGCCAAATTAGAATCACCACTTCCAAACTGCAAATCCATTGTATTATCTGAATTAACTTTTACAGAATATCGGTATGGTACTTTTTGTACTTCTAAAATATATGGAACATTTGTCAAATTTGAACTTAACTGCCCGTTTTCTTCTAAATTAGGTTGTTCTACAAATACACTTTCTTGTGCAAGATACGGAACTTCGTACCATTTAACGTAATCGTCATCGGATGTTACGGATGTAACCTCTATAACATTGATATCATTTATAGTTACAAACGGATATTCTACATAATCACCAAACGTAAATTCAGTTTCTCTTTCTGTTGCAGATATTGCTTTTATTTTTTTTGTTATTAAATAAAAGGTAGGTTCACCTGATGTGGTATCTCTCTCATATACATCAATTTCTCTTTCAGTATTATTTGCAAAATCAACACTATCAACTGTTCTAAATATAATATTAGAATTACTAGTAGATGTTACTTCTAATCCATCTTTTAGTTTAAGATAATAAGTTTCATCTGGTGCATTAGTTACACCCAATCCTTTTGCTGGGACTAATTGGTATACAGTTAATGTTGTTACTGCGGGAGTTGTTACTTTGGGTTTATATCCCATAGTTTGTGCCAGTGCAACTACATTTTTTCTTTCTGTTGCATAGGATAGCAATGATTCTTTTAACTGTGTATCTTGATAGAATGTTAAAATATCACCAATTGCAGCCGCTTGTTCAACAAATACCATACCAGGCGATGAATCGCTGAAATCTGAATATGTATTGGGGTAATACGTTTTTGTAAAATCAATAAGAGTTTGTTTTAAGGAAGCAAAATCTTTACCAACATAATTTATGTTTTTATTATTACTACCAAAACTTTTATTTATAGGTTTTATCGCCATTGAATTAGTTATTTATACTTATGTTTAATGTTTCTGACAAACTTGGATTAGAAACTAATGAAAATTTCACATCTAAATTTATATTATTTACATCAATATCAGTTTCATCGTAATCAAATATAATTTCATCTATATTTAGATATGGCAACCAATTACTAACGGCATCCAATATTGTATTTTCTATTTGAGTTTCAATTTGTCCTGGTATGATTTGTTCAAATAATAATAACCATACATCGCATCCAAATTCAGGATTCATAACTCTTTCTCCCTTTTTTGTTAGAATTAAATTTTTTAAATTATCTTTAGCTTGATTTAGTGTTGTATAATTTACCGCAAATGCACCTCCTTTATCGGAAGATTTATTAATACCTATTCCAAGTATTTTATAATCATTTTCCGATAAATCTACTACATTAACTTTACCAAGCTCTATTGCCATTATTAAAATCTTTTAACTAACTCTGAATAATCTCTTGTCAATGCCTTTGTTAATGCATCCAATCCAGCATTATCTGTTGTTGGTATTTGTTGCCCAGGTACCATATCAGTTGAATAATTCATTGTTTCCCATTCTTCTTCCATTGTTCTATGTGGTTGGATTGCATCTAATATACTACCACCACCCATTCCATTCATCGTACCTTCTGCTCTATGTGCAGCTGTAAATGGTTGGGTTGCATTTAAAATTTCGTTTATCATTGGGTCTTTTGAAAATTCCCTCTGAGGTGCTTGTCTTTGTTGAACTTGCTGCACTGGTTGTTTTCTAGTTTGTGCTGGTGGAACTTCCGTTAATTCTCTTAAAGATGGTGTAGAAGTTTTTCTTTGTGAGTTCAATGTAACCGCACCAGATTTGATAAGTTTAGCAAGTTCTTCTTTAACTTGATTCTTAACTTCATTTTTTACAACTTCTTTGATTAAAGTTACTAAAATTTCTGATTTCATAAAAATATATTGTTCTGTTTGTTAATAAATATTGAAAGTTAAAATTTACCCAATTATACTATACGAACTCCATTGTAATATCGCCGGAGCGGGTGGAGCAGGTGGTGGATATTGTGCCATAACGGACATTGTACCACTTGTACCAAGCAAATGCAATTTTGCTACATTTACAAATGGTCCTATCATAATATTAGTTGGTTCTGAAAATACTATTGTAGGGGGTATAAACCATATGTTTGGTATCTCTGGTATTAATCCATTTATAACATCATATGCCATAGCCTCTATTTCTTCTTTTGTTGGTATTTTTTCTTCTATTTGCTTTTTTAATTCTTCTTTAGTTGGTATATCCGGTATAGATATTCCAGGCAATTGTATCGATGGTATTACTCCATTTATAGTATCTTTAACATATTTTTTAACTTCGGCCGGCGTTGGCTTTGGGTTTGGAATCGATTCGGATACAGCAACCGCAGTTTGAATAACTGCATATACAGGTTGTAATATGGTTTCCTCAATTGGTTTGATTATTTGTTCAGTTATAACTTTAACGGCTTCCTCTAATGCTTTCTTTTTAGCTTGCTCTATTAATTCTTTTTTCTTTGGTAATTCTGGAAATGGAAATTTAATAGATGGTTTAAATTGAGAACCAATTGATGGTTTTTTCTTTTTTGCTTCTTTTAGTTTTGCAACTATTTCTTTACCTGCTAAAATAGCCGGATGATTTTTAACTTCTGGGGCTAGTTCTTCTTTGTTTTGAATTTTTTGAATAGTTTCATAAACATTAACAGTCAAAGCAGGTAGAGGTGGTGGAAGTGGTATGTTTATTGTTTTACTTTTAAGTTCATCTTCTAACGCTTTTAAAACTTCCACTTCAGCTTTATGTTTTGCAGTAGAAGCAGCTAATGATATTGGGCTAGGTCCAATATTCATAATTGTTCCAGGCGCAGGTGGAGTCATTTGCCACCCCAGTGGTTTTAATAATGGATTTGGTATTGGAGCCATTTCAGCACCCATCCAATATGCATCAAATGCAGATGGGTATATCTCTTGTAAAATATTAAAGTTCTCACCATCGGAATCCGTACCTTTTTTTAATGCTCTTTTTATAACATCAGCCATTCCCTTAACATTCCCATTTATAATAGGAACACCGTAAAGCATATCACCACCTCTCTTTATACATTGGTCATATTCATTAGCATAGAATTCGGCAAATGAATCAGGGTC